ATCCTCAAGTTCCAGCAGTTCCTCAAGCCGAAGCTCGAGTTCAAGTTCGAGCAGCAGTTCCTTGTCCTCATCTTCGAGTTCTTCGTCAAGTTCATCGAGCAGTTCCTCTTCCAGTTCTTTGAGCTCGAGTAGCTCGTCTAGTTCGTCGAGTTTTTCTTCGAGCTCAAGTAGTAGTTCTTCAAGCTCTTCACTTTCGTCGAGCTCTTCGAGTTCTTCGTCCTCGAGCTCATCATCATCGAGTTCTTTAAGCTCGAGCTCATCATCATCGAGTTCTTCGTCCTCGAGCTCATCATCATCGAGTTCTTTAAGCTCGAGCAGTTCTTCGTCCAGCTCCAGCTCCAGCTCCAGCAGCTCATCGAGCAGTTCCTCGAGCTCGTCTTTTTCATCCAGTTCCAGTAGCTCTTCGTCGAGTTCGAGCAGCAGCTCTTTGAGTTCATCGAGTTCAAGTTCATCGTTTTCGTCTAGTAGCAGCTCGTCTAGTTCGAGTTCATCGTCCAGTTCGTCATCCAGTAGTTCTTCGAGCAGTTCGTCGTCTCACGATTATTCGTGGCATGACAGGACAGAACCATGCCCGGTAAAGGATTGGATCCGGGATCCGGTTACTCCGGCGCCGGATGCAGCATGGGGAAAAAGAATAGAACCTTGCCCGGTGAAAGAGCCGACAAGAGATCCGGTGTTTGCTCCGGAGAAATCATAAGGGGAAATATATGGTGGATCAATGCGATGCCTGGAAATTACGGCCAGAGGGATATGCGGAGTCGTCGTCGAGCAGCTCGTCCAGCTCGTCCTCTTCTTCATTATCGTCTTCCTCATCATCGTCGTCCTCGAGCTCTTCGAGTTCTTCGAGTTCTAGTTCTCATAGCTCGTCTAGTTCGAGTTCATCGTCCAGTTCGTCATCCAGTAGTTCTTCGAGTTCAAGCTCGAGCCGATCAAGCTCATCGAGTTCTAGCTCGAGCACATAGGAGGATTTATGTCTACGCTTTTAGAATTAACGAATAAAGTGAAACAGATCTACAAGAGGGACGACGCGGATACTCTTCAAACGTCCGTAGCCATCAATGACACTTACAAGGCGATGCTCGCTGTTTTGGGCCATCACAAACTCCAGGATCGCGCCTATAAGAATATCGTCAAAGGGCAGTATGAGGTTTCTCTTCCGGACGGTTTCTTGCGGATCCATCACCCGATAAAACTGATCGACCCGGACGGTGGATCCCAGGCGACGAGTTCTTATCCTCTTCGATTCATGACGAAACAGGAATACGATTATTGGGAGCCTTCTCCGGATCTTTGGGCGATGGATAACTCGACCGGGATCCCCTGGGGATATTGCATCTGGAAAAACTCGATCTATATCACTTCAATCCCGGACAGGGATTACACCCTTGAAATGATGATCGGTGGAGATCCGGTCGATCTTTTGACTGATTCCGACGAGTCGATCCTTTCTTCGACGTGGGATGAGACTATCATGGCCGGGGCTCTTTCAAGGCTTTATGCGGCCGTCAAGCTTTATACAGACGCCGATTACTGGAGAAAAGTTTATCTGAACGGATCGGAAGGCGATGGAGCTTCCCTTGTGGGAGGTCTTAACCTTTTACGTCAGCTCGATTCCGGGAACACTCACGGTCCTATCATCATCACAAATCAAAAGTTATAAGGAGGATTTATGACATTCGTTCAAACGTGGGATGAGACATTCCCCTCAGATACTCAGCTCGCCAGCTATGGAGCAGACGATATTAGGAGACTAACGCAAGCGGTCCGTGAGCGTCTCGCCGTGGATCATTACGCCCTAGCCGTTGAAGCCGGAGATCCTAAGATTGGATTCCATAACAAGGTTACGCTCGTCGATCAAGTAGTGGATCTTCTTGGGGTTACTGGGGCTACACGTCTATTTTCAAAAACAGTCGGAGGAGTGATTGAGCTTTTTCTCGTTCATCCGGACAACTCCGTTCATCAGCTCACAAGTAACGGAGGATTATCCATTGAATCTCTGTATATCGCCGGAGCAATTCTAGGAGATTTTATTCGATATGACGGAGCGAAGTGGACAAGATATTCTCAGGCGGATCTAATTGCCCTTTTGAATGGTCTTATAACTTTCCCCTATCTTCCTGGGGGATCGGTCCAGGTTGTGAACTATCAAACTGGAGCCCCTTCTACTGGAGTAACTCCTCTTCCGTTCGATAATACCGTCCCTCTGAATACCGAGGGAGATGAGTATATGACGTTAGCCATAACTCCAACGTCAGCGACAAATAAATTAAAAATCGACGTTGTTTTAAACGGTCTTGCCGGTAATGACTATTGCAACGTCGCATTATTCCAGGACGCTAATCCGAACGCTCTTTGTGCTAACGCTTACATAGCCGGGCATGTAAATTGGGCCGGTCGTGTAAATTTCACATATTTTATGACGGCTGGGACAGTAGCCGAAACGACTTTTAAAGTCAGAGCTGGCGACGGAGCGGCTGGGACATTTCAATTCAACGGAAATCAATATGACGGAGCGAAATTCGGAGGAGTTTATTTTTCCTCCATCACAATCACGGAGGTCAAAGTTTAATTATGGATACAAACCTTGGAAGAATCGATTTAACCGGAAAACAGGTTTCCAGACTTTCAGATTTAAAAACGGAAGTTATCAAAGGGTTTTCGTATTGGCCGGGTGATAAGATCGTTGCAGTATCCGAAAGAGATCTAACCGCGCAGGAAATAAATGATTTAAAGGTTTCGATCGCCGGGCTTCCGGATGAATACTCCCAGGATCACTTCAGAACATTTTTTGATCTCGTTATGTTCCAAACGGATCTCGCGAATATTCTCCCGTCTCTTTCGGATCCTAACCTTCGATGGGAGTTTGCGGCGTTAAATACCTACGCCACAAACAAAGATTTTGAAGGAATGGCGGGGTATATGGATATGCTCGGAGCGGCTGGAGCGGCTCAACAATCAGACGACGATGCCGTTATCGCCCTTCTAACAAAACAAGGGATCGTGATCTAAATGCCATACCTAAGAAAAGGGGAGCTTCTTCCGGTAAAAGGATACGATCTTTCCGTCCCTTCTCTGTTTACAAAGGACGGTTACGGAGCTCCCTCGGATATGCAATACGACCGGGGCCAGATGAGGAAACGAGACGGAAAATCTCAGTTTGGGGATCCGTCTATCGGGAACCTTAATTTTATTCATCTTGACGTTTTTAGTATGTCAAACAAGATCCAGAGACTTATGGCTCACACTCGTCGTCAAGTTTATAACTATAATACAAGCACAAAAAAGTTTGACGATCTGACGGGGTGGAACGATCTCACCGGAGGAGACACCGATTATTTCGATAGCTGTACCATTCCAGAGCTCGATTGGTATCTCTTCACGAATTACGTCGATAATATCCGGAAGATCGCGAATGTCGGGAACAGCTCGGATCTTGGGGGGAGTCCTCCAAAAGCGAAGTGCATAGAGTATATGACTCCTTACGTTTTCATCGCAAACCTTAATCAAGGAGGGCTCGCTTCTCCGACGAAAGGAGCCTGGTGCGACACCGGGAATCCGGAGAATTGGGCGGCCGGAGGAAACAGCAACGCCGGATCTCATTTATTCACAAACGATCCATCTGAGATCATGCGCGTCAAGAAGATGGGAGAGTATCTTTTTGTTTACAAGGCCGGGATGAGTTACCGGGGATGGCTCGTTTCGACCGCTGATATCTTTGATTTTATTACTCATTCCCTCGATCGCGGTCTTTACGCGCCTCGATCTTTGGTGGACGCCGACAGCAAGCATTTTTATATGGGCGCTAATAACTTTCATGTGAATAACGGAGTCCGGATCGATGATATCGGGGAATCCGTCCGGGAGTATGTTTTCGGGCGTCTTAATAGATCTGTCAATAATTCATGCTTCGCGATGCCGGTCCTGGAGTTTAAAGAGATCTGGTTTTTCATCACCGTTACCGGCCATGATGTTCCTACGGAAGTTTGGAAATACAAATACGATCTTGGATTTTGGTACAAGGATACCGTCTTTAATGTTCTCTGCGGAACGAATTACAAGAGGACTTCTGGTGTTCGCTGGATTGATCTGATCGGGACATGGCTGGATCAGACGTGGCGCTGGTCGGATCAAACCGGCCAGGCGGACTCTCCTCTTCAAGTTTTCGGGAACGATAAAGGGATCTGTGTGGTCCGGGATCCTTTAAAGCATAACGACAACGGGGATATTTATATCGGGCGTATGGAGACGAGAGATTATTGCGGAATCGGAGACTCCGGCCAGATCGGGATCGAGGACGATCAAGAATGGTATCAACTCGATTTCTTCGCGTCCGGATCGTCCGTTGATATTTATTATTCGACGGACGAAGGAAACAACTGGAAGTTTTTAAAGACAAAAGAGCTCACTCAAGAGATAAAGAAAAACTCCGTTTTCTTTGACGTGGTAGCTCCGACGATCCGTTTTCGTATCGAGAATAGAGATCCTATTGGATTTTTCACTTTGAGATCCTTAATTCCTTATTATCTTGACTCTGGAAACATAGAGGCTCCTTAATGCAAATTGACAGAGTAGATCTAGGGAAAGCTCCGGCGACTACTGATTTTGAAAAGAACCTAGATAAATCTTTTCAGAGACTCATGGATCAGCTCGTTCAGATCTTGAATAAAGGACTTATTCCTTCGGATAATTTCTCATGTTATATCGGGAGCATTACAACGAACGGAACGCCTGGAGTGGAGAGCTCGGTCGCTCATGGCCTCAAACGTGTTCCGTCCGGATATATCGTTTTAAGCCGTAACCAGGCCGGGATCCTTTACGACGGATCGAGTTCCTGGACAGTTTCAAACATTTACGTCAAAGCAAATGTCGCGTCGCTCACAACAAAGATCATGATTTTCTAAGGAGGATACAATGGCAAATATCAGTTTACTCGATACCCGGAATCCGCAGCAAAACGCTATCGATAGCTCTCTCTCGGATTTTATTACCACATATTTACCTCAGTTTAAACCGGGAGAGCCGTATACCGGCCAGCTTTCCGCGCCGATGGACACGTTCCAGAACCAGGGGATGAGTTTCCTCCAGAAATATCTGGATCAATCTCAGCAGCCCGGAGCGAACGCGGTTACGGATGCCGCCGGGAAACAGATTACAGATACCATGAACGGAGCGTATGATCCATCAACCTCTCCGTTTTATAAGGCAACCAGGGACGCGGCAAAGGTGGAGCAGCAGAGCGCTCTCAACCAGCAAAACGCGCAGCTCGGAGCCAGAGGAAAATTCTTCTCGAGTGAGGCTCTAAACGAGGGCCAGCAGCTCAATACGAACACCACGAATTTCTTGAATACCACTTTGACCGGGATGGCGGAAAAAGAGCGCCAGAATAAATTGACGGCGGCCGGGATGGCACCAGCGATCAGCGCGGCGCAGACTCGACAATCCCTGGCGCCCATAGAAGCCGCGACAACGGTAGGAGCTCTTCCTCAACAGATGCAGCAAGCGGATCTGGAGCGTCAATATCAAGAGTTTCAGAGACAGCGCCAGGAGAAAGCTTTGCCGCTCACGGCCGCAACGGGAGCTTATAGCAATCAAGGGATGCAGACGGTCGCAAACCAGGACAAGCCCGGTTTCGATTGGGGATCTTTCCTCGGGACCGTCGGATCCGCAGCCGTTACCGCCGCGCTTGCGGCTTAAAAGGAGAAAAAAATGGCAAACAACAACGATTTTATCAATAGCGGAACACAAATAAGCGGAACGGATATCAGTATCCAGCCGGGAGCGTCCGGTGGTACTCGATTTCTAAGCACGTTCCTCGGTGGCCTCATGAATAGCGGAGGCGGCCAGGAATCGAAGATGAAGAAAGAGAAAGACAAATTGACGTATTATACTGAGCTCCGTCAAGCCGGGTACTCGGCGGACGAGGCCTCGAAACGCGTCAATAAACAATTCACCGGCGGTTTCATGAGTAAGATCCTCGGAAAAACAAACGCCGGTTTCCAGCCTCCAGCTTCCGGGACGGACACTCTGAACGCTAAAGCGGAGGAATTGAAAGCGAGCGCGAAGTTAAAAGGCACTCAAGCCGATTGGTTTGCCCGGAGATCCGGGAGCGATGCTTCCGGAGGAAAGTCCGGGACAGGCGATACGGAGCGGATCAAATCCCTCCAGACGATGCTCCAGAAAACCCAGGATGATATTGACGCGGCGGTAACGGCGAACAAACCGCAAGACGGGCTCCGTAAACGCTTAGACAAATATCAGAAAGCTTATGATAAGCTAGTGGGCGCGGACGATAGCGCTTCGGTACAAGGAAATGAATCCCCGACAGGAGGGTATGTCCCAGGCCAGACTCAAGTAGGGCAGACGTTTAAACATTCAAACGGAAAAACCTATAAAGTCGTCGGGATCTCAGATCCAAATGATCCGGACGTAGAAGAGGCATAAGTGAAGCTCTCAGAAGCGGCCATCGATATCCCGGACGGGTCCGGAGGATCGGATCCTCAGCTCCTCTCACAAGATCAGCTCTCCGCTCAGAAGCAAAAGAGCGGTCCGATGAAACTCTCCCAAATCGGAGCGCCTCGCGCTCCGGCGAAACTCTCGCAGATCACTAACCCGGACAATTCTCTCGAGGATCAGATCACCGCTCGGAAGAAACAGCTCGAGGATCAGCAAAAAGCGGCCTACCAGAAGGAAGCGGAGATCCAGCAGCAAGCGCAGCAGAAGAAAGCGATCGAGGACGATCCGAAGAATTGGTCAAGCGAACGGATCCAGAAGGAAACTCCGAAGCCCAGGACGTTACAGGAAGCGGCGCAGAAAGACGCTGCTGTTTCCATGAGAAAAGAACAGGAGAAAGAGATCTCGGATAAGATCCTCGGGAAAAACCAGCCGCAGATCGGGCCTCCTACCCCAGGATCACGACCGGCCAGCCCAAAAGAAGAGGAAAAAGCTCGGGTAGAGAGCGAGGCCTCGTATCTCAAGAAACACCCAGGGGAACAGGACGTCTTTGAAGCGTTCCAGCTTGGGCTTGTCCCGTACTCCACGCAAGGACAAGAGCACATCAAGGTTATGGAGAAAGCTCATCCGATCGCGAAATCGGTCGGGCAGATGACGGGCATGGCTCTTTCTATGCTTGCCACAGCTCCGATTGAAGGTGTTGTCCAAGCGCAGCCAACGATTCGGGCTCTCAGAGCGGTAAGTAGCCCGGCCTTAAAAGAGGTCGCACGATACGGAGCCCGGGCGATCCCTCGGGCCATTCATTTCGCGGCTTCCGGTTTCACAAAATCGGTTCTTGATAATTCCATGCTTCTCGCTCAAGGCGGCCGCTCCATAGCGGAGGCCGTAAAAGACATCGCGCAGACGACCGCAGACATGGCGGTATTTGCGCTCCCTCAATCTCTGGCGAATCCTCTCGCTAGGATCCCGGCCACAGGCGCGGAGCAATACATCTCAAGTCTCATGCAGGGCCATGACCAGATCTCTTCTCTTGCTTCCGGGGTGTTAGGCGTCGCTCTTGGTTTGCTCGATCGCAGTAATTTCTCGGTCGAAGAAAAAGCTCTAGCGTTCAGAAAAACGATCGGAGAAATCCATCAGAAAATCGTGGAGAAAACCGCAGCAGAAAGCGAAGTTTTAGGAAAACAAGCAACCGTAATCATGGGAGACTCGAGTCGCGAATCTCTCCGGTCGAGAATAAAAAATCTTGCGGACGAAGGCCGGATCGTGAAAGTGGATCCCGAAGAAATCGATAAAATCATCGATCAGGTTTTAAATGTTTGGGGCCGGGAATTGAGCGTCGCAAAAACCCAAAAGCGAGGACCTCGTTTATTGGATCTTCCGGAGATGCTTGGTGCTCAAAAACCGGGATATTTCACAAAAGGCACTTTGCAACAGGAAGCCTCAGAATTGGCCCAAAAAGAGACCCCCGCCACATCGGAGGCTCCAGCAGAGAAAGCCCTGCCACAGGACGGGGAAGTGGCAAAAACCCCTATTGTGGAGGGGAAAATGGATTATGAGCGAGTAATTTCAGAAGAAGGCGGCACTTTTCTCGGAGTTACCAAAGGATTCAAGAAAAAGGACGGAACGACAACGGCCGATCTGATCCAGTTCCGCGCGCCATCCGGGACTACTCTCGCGATCCCATCGGATAAAATAACTCCGGATCTCATCCGTTCAAAGATCGCGGACGCGGAGAAATTAAAAAAGTCTCAAGCGAAGGATGAGGAAGTCGCGAAAAAAGAAGAAAAGAAGCCCGTCAAACTGAGCGAGGTCGAGAAGCCGCAAGGGGTGAGGGCGAAACATTGGACGACGGCGGAAGGGAAAGCAGCTCTTGAGCGCGGAGAGAAGTTTGATTTTACGAAGAAGCCGATACATGGGACCGGATCTCTTGGTGGAGAGGAAAAAACAGGACGCTTTGCCGGTGATCGGATCTATTTGTCTCTCGCTGATGACATTTGGGGAAAAACATCGACTCGAGAAGGCGAGGATAAGATCGTCGAGGTCGGTGGAGTGGAGCACTTGAAAGAACTTAACAAAGCCGGAGCTGAGACTTTCTACGATTACGATAATCAAAAATGGATGGCTAAGACCGGAGCGAAGGTCGTGAAAAAGAATTTGCACCCGGTCGAGTACGAGATCGATGCCGGCGCAAAGATCAAAGTGATCGATAATCTTGACAGTTACAGGGCCGCGCAGAACGAGGTAAGTCAGTACGCCGGGGATCCCGGGTTTTGGGACGCTCTCGCCAAGAAATATGATGCCGTCGTATTCAAGAACGTCGGGAAGATCGCCCGGGAACACGATCATAAGTTTTTTAAAGCGCTCTTAGCGGATCAGATAGTTATCTTAAATCCGGATAAGGTCCGGGTCGTGAGCGGTCAAGTCGAGAAATCTACCCCGAAGCCGGACTACTCCGTTACTTCGCGCACGTCCGAAGATTTTGAAATCAATCCTTCCAAGATGAAGGATCTCAAAAAAGGATACGTCTCAATCAAGTTCGGGAAGAAAGTCTACGCCGCGAAGATCGGGAGCGTCGTCAATGGCGTAACGATTTACAACCATGCGGATCTCGCGGAAGCGAAGAAGATCGACTTTCACGAAGCGATCCCCGGATTTATCGACAAAAAAGGGAAGTTTGTGGATCAATATCCTCCGGCGATCGAGGTAAAGGTCCGGGGTCCCATAAAATACAACGAGACAAAAGCGGCGGAGCAAGGAGATCTCCGGACTCTTGTGAAGATCTACGGCGGCCTCGATAAGACCGCGAGCATTTTTAAGAATTTCGCGCCGGAAGAAGTACGGAAATTGTTTCCTCTTTTTAGAAAAAAAGGACGCGCTCCGGATGGACTTCTCAAAGAATTGAAAGGCCAGTATCCGGATCTTTTCAAAGATTATGAGAGCGATCACGAAATGCTCCGGGCCTTGATTGACGGGAAGGCCGCGAAAGTGAAACCTAACATCGATAAGATGATCGAAGAACAGGAGAAAAAAGATGGAGAAATCGCAGAACAAGCCAAGCTCGAAGGAGCCAATGAAGCAACCCTCGAGGAAGCTCGTCGAATTAGTGAAAGAGAGCGACAGGATGAAGGAGACGATAGCGTGGGCGCAGGGGGAGCAGAAGCCGCCGCTCTAAGAGACTTCCAGACCGGGGACATTGTTTACGATCACTATAACGGGAAGATTCTCTCTTATCTTGGGAAGGATCCAAAAACGGGAAACCTTGTTTTCCGAGATCGGGATGGAGCCCAAAAGAAGGTCGTATATAAGGCCAGCGAGCCAGGACGAAATCACTTTTTATCGAAGCAGCCCAAACAGTTATATTTCACGTTTGACGGGAAGAAATATCGCCTTGAAACAACATCAAGCATTTTATCCTCAAGAGAAGAAGCCGATAAGATTGAGGCTGAAACTGGTAAATTCGGATACTCGATGGAAGTGAAAAGAGAAAATGATGATCTCATGTGGGATATCGTAAATCAAGAACGAGTAAACCCTGAAGGAGAAAAGATCGGATCCGGAGATCTTGCTTTTAAAGGGATCGAAGATGCAAAGGCCTATCTTAAAAAACAAAAGATAGACTCTTCTCCGGTCGTGGTGGATACAAGAGAGCCGGACGAAATTCCTTCCGGAGATCTTATCGAGACAGACGCCTCGCGGATCCAGGAGCTCAAGAACAGTATCGCCGAAGCGGAAATGATCGTGAAATCCGGGAAGACAGCCGCCGGGCGTAAAATGGAAAAAGGCGAGATCGACGCGGTTCAAAGAACGATCGACAAGATGAAAGCGAAGCTCCCGTCCTACAAGAAAGCGGAATTTGGAGGGCCGAAGACTCTCAAAGAACAAAAGACGGAAGCGACGCCACTCGAGCAAGCGGCGGCGGACGAGAAGCAAGGATCTCTTTTCGGGAACGAAAAAGGATCCGTAAACGTCGCCATGATCCCAGGCGTCGAGGAAGTAGCGGCCGGGCTCGCGGAAGGATCCGAAGCGATCATTAAGACTCTCGCTCCCATGTCGGCCAGCCCGGAAGCTAGGATCGCGGCAGAGGTATTGAGAGAGCAGACCGGGAAGCTCGCGCAAGCGACGGATCGGACGGAAAAGGCGCTCGAGAACGCTCAAAAGTTATTTGACAGGCTTGGGAAAAATGCGCTCCCGTTTATTTATGATATGGAGGCCGGCCGTCCACAGCCAACTCCAGAGCTCCAGCAGATCGCGGATATCATGCGGAAGATGCTGGATGATGAGCGGAAGAACGTCCAGGCTCTCGGCAAGGGAAAACTAGAGCATTTCATCGATAATTATTTCCCTCACATTTGGGAGGATCCGAAGAAAGCGAAGGACGTGATCCGAAAAATGTTCGGGAAAAGACCGCTCCAGGGATCCAAGTCGTTCCTCAAGGAAAGAACGATCGAGAGCATTGAAGCCGGCATCAAAAAAGGATTGATCCCTGCCTCCTATAACCCGGTGGATCTGGTAATGACAAAGCTCTACGAAATGCGGAAATACGTCATGGCGCATAAGGTGCTCCAGGCGTACAAAGCGATGGGCCTCGCGAAGTTCGTGGCGGTCGGGATGAAACCGCCGGAGGGATGGGTGAAGGTAGACGACTCGATCTCGACCGTTTATGGGAGTCCGATGATCCAGATCCAAGAGGCGTTTGACAAACAGATTTACTCCGCTTACGAAAAGATCATGAATGATCTCGGGATCGATTACAAGACGAAGGCGAAGATCGGAGGGAAACGGTGGGGATATTACCGGCCATTTGGTGATGAGATTGTTAGGAAGTTTGGAGGGGATCTCGGGATGATCGGTCCTCATGAGATCGGGCATTGGATCGACGAGCATTATGGCCTCCAGGCGGTTATGTTCGGAGATAAACGGTTAATGTCTCCCATGATCGCGGAAAACATGATCAAGAAAGCTGAACGCGAAGGAAGGACGTCGGACGCTCTCAAGATGAGGGAACAAGTTACCCGGAACAATGAGATCCGGGCTCTGGCGGACGCTTCCGGTACGGCGAAATATTACCGGCGCAAGGGAACGGAAAAAATGGCGTTTATGATCGAGACGTTTCAACACGCTCCCGATCAGTTCAAACAGCTCGCCCCGGAGACGTACAAGTTTTTGACGAATTGGATGAAATTCGGACCGGCGGCGGACAAACTAAAACCGCTCTTTGATATTAAGCCATCCATTGAGCTCGGAGTCGGAGCTTCCGAAGTCTATGCCGGTGGCCTGGTGATCTCCGGATATAACTATATGCCAGGGGATGCCGCCAGGATCATAAACAATTATCTCTCTCCTGGGCTAAGAAAAAACTTTTTCTATAATCTCTACCGGAACGCCGGAAACTCGCTTAATCAGTTCCAGCTCGGGCTCTCCGCGTTCCATGCCGGGTTTACCACGATTGACGTGATGATCTCGAAGATGGCGCTCGGATTTAATCAGATGATGGACGGGAAATGGGCGGACGCTTTTCAATCTCTCGTCGCGATCCCGGCAAATCCGATCTCAAATATCATCCGGGGAGATAAACTCTTAAAGGCATGGTACGGGAAGCCTACGGATGCGAAGACGGCAGCGATCGCGGAGGCGATGGCCTCCGCCGGTGGCCGGGCGAGGATGGACAAATTTTATCTCGTCGAGGCGCACAAGCAGCTAAAGAAAAATATCGCTCAAGGGAAACTCGTAAACGCTTTTTTTAGTATGGTCCTTTCTCTTGTCGAGAAGGCGTCCATGCCGATCATGAATGAGCTCGTCCCCCGGCAGAAGCTCGGAGTCTTCTTCGATATCATGGATTATGAGATCAAAAAGAATCCAAAACTCACTCACGAAGAGCTCCGACGTATGGCTCAAAAGGCATGGGACTCCGTTGATAACCGTCTCGGCCAGCTCGTTTATGACAATTTGTTTTGGGATAAGACGGTCAAGGATCTGCTCATGGGATCCGTCCGATCCCTGGGATGGAATCTCGGGACGTTGCGCGAAGTTGGCGGCGGTGCGATCGATTTCGCGAGGATGCTTAACAATATCCGCCAGGGAAAGAAACCGGAAAACTCGTACCGGACCGGATATCTTCTCGCTCTCCCGATCCTTGTGGGGATCCTGGGGGCGATCTATCAATATCTTAGGACCGGCCAGGCGCCATCAGAGCTCAAGGATTATTATTTCCCAAAGAACGGGAAGGTAGACCGGAACGGGGATCCGCAGCGCGTATCTCTCCCGACCTACATGAAAGACATTTATCACTATACAAAACATCCTTTTCGGACCGTGATGAATAAACTCGCGCCTCAGAACGCGATGATCTTTCAAATGCTCGAGAATAAGGATTATTACGGAACGGAGATCCGGAACGTGGACGATCCGGCCTTGAAGCAGCTCGCACAAGAAGGAAAGTTTTTTCTTGAGCAGCTTCTTCCATTCGGGATCCGCCAGGCCGGAAGAACGATCGAAACCTTATCTCCCATGAAGGCAAAAGAGGGGAAATTCCCGATCGAAGAAGTGATGAAAGAGCCCTTGAGCATCGCGGAGCCGTTCGTCGGAGTCGTCCCGGCTCCTTATGATATCAATATGACGAAGGCCGAGGAACGAGCTTATGAGATCATGAGAGGAAAGATCCCAATGGGCGCCAGGACCGAGGAGCAAGCGGATCGCTCGAAGTTTAAAGCGGATCTTCGGAATTATTATTTTACGAAAAAAGACTCGATGCCTCTTTCACAAGCGACAAGCAAGCGAATGATAACTTCGAAAGAGAAAGAGAATCTCATGAAGTCTTCAAAAGAGGATCCATTGATCCGGATGATGAAAAGTTTTACGGTTCGCGAGGTTACGGCCGTCTATAAACAAGCGACTCCGGAGGAGCGGAAGAAGATCATCCCGGTCCTAAAGAAGAAGCTCGAGAACAAACTCAAGAAGCCGCTCGCGGCGGAAGAAGAAAAGCAAGATCAAGATCTTTACAAGAAATATTTCGGACATAGGTTCTATGTTTAAAAAACAGTTTGGGCCATACGACGACGGATTGATTTTTGTTTGCTTCGCGATCTTGACGGTCGTTTGGCAGATTTTCGTTTCGGTCGCTCATGTTGTGGAAACGAAGGGATGGATATGATTACTTTTTTAGTAAAAGATCCTGGAGGCCTTTTTTGTATTCATGCCGAGGCCCTGGCCGATGGCGGAAAGAACAAAGTCTATTACTGGACTCAATACAATTACAAGTACCGGGATTTCGCGATCGGAAAGGATTTCGGCCATCTTGAGAAGATCCTTTATTTCGACGAATACATTTCTAAGGCCGATTGTATAGTGGATTTTGACGTCCGGGGGAATGATCAGATCGGAGAGATCCGGGACCGGCAGCCGGAGCGATCCACGTTCGGATCCGGATGGGGCTGCAAGCTCGAAGACGACCGGCTCATGCTCAAGGAGTTCGTGAAGTCCTGGGGACTTCCGATGCAACCCTATAAAAAAATTACCGGAATGACGGCGCTCCGGGAATATCTCAAAGCAAATCCGAAGAAATATGTCAAGCTCAATATCTTCCGGGAGGACATGGAAAGCTTCTACGCTCCCGATTACGATACGGTCGAGCTCAAACTGGATGAGATCTCCGGGAATCTTGGAGCTCACAAGGAGACGTATGATTTCGTGCTCGAGGATCCGATTGAAACGGACGTCGAGATCGGTTTCGATGGTTTCTTTAACGGAGTCGATTATTCCCGGCCGTTTCTCTACGGGTACGAGCTCCACAAAAATCTTTATATCGGGAAGGTTTCGAGTGTGATGCCGGCGCCGCTCGAGGAGACGATGCAAGCGTTTAAACCGCTCCTCCAGAAACTTGATTACCGGGGAGCGATATCGACCGAAGAGAAGATCGTCTCGATGGAGAAACATTATCTCCTTGATTTCTGCGCTCGCCTGGCGAGTCCGTTCACCGCCGGTTACACCGAATGGATCCGAAACTGGCCCATGTTCGTCTATGGCGTCGGATTGAAACAAAACGTCGCTCCGGATTTTGGTACGAAGTACGTCGGCGCTTTTGCTCTCAAGAGCAGCGAAGCGCTCGATATGGGCGTCAAGATCAATATCAAGGATCCTAAAAAGGTGAAGATGATCATGCCTTACGGAAACAAGAAGGGAAATTATGCCATAAGCGGCGAGGATCACGTCGCGGTCGTGATCGCTTCCGGGGACTCTGTTCAAGAGGTCCTGGAACAGATCCACGAAAACGCGGAGCTCGTTGATGGCCATGGCCTCGACAAAGATCCTCTCAAGGGGATCGATGAGATCGAGGGCGTGATCGAAGAAGGCGAAGAAGCTGGGATCGAGTTCTAACGAGGGGGATAGTATGCCAGAAAACGAATTGCTCGCAAATGAACGTCGGGAGCTGTGCCGGATCCACAAGATCCGCCTCGACGGGATCGATAAAAAACTGGAGCGAGTCGATTTGGCTCTTTACGGAAACGGAGATCCGGAAAAAGGTATCCTTTGGATGGCGACGGTCAATAAGCGCACTCTTGATTGGGTCGCTAAGATCGCCTTTGGTATTTTGATCCTTGTGTCCGGAAACGTAGTTTTGAGAATAATACCAGAGATAGCAAAACTTTTTCAGACGGGAAAGATATGAAATGCGATCAAGTATTTGGGTGCCATAATTGTAGAGAGAAAATGCTGCTTTTACGCGCTCAGATAATTCAATTCCGGGAAATTTTTAAAAGAGTGAACGAAGAAGTGATAGCCGTTGATAAATTCATCCAGGATATAGCGGCTACGGATGAAATCGAAACTGAAAACAAAGGAGGGTGATATGAATTGGCTGACAATGATCCAGAAGGGCGGCATGGGGCTTTTAACTTTCGGGGTAGCGTATCTCGCAACGAATCCGAACGTCATTTTGAAACTTGTCCCGGCGGCATGGGGACAAATGACGGTCGGCGGTTTGATCGCTGCTTTGCTGGTTATGGCTTCAAACTGGCTCAAGAACAAGAATAAATAATATGTGGCTCGCGATTATTGCCGTCGTCGATAAACTTTTGGGGATCATCGGGACATGGCTCCCGTGGCAACTGAACCGGTCCGACGCCTCAAAGAAAGCAAAGGACGCCGCGCAAGCCGACATGGATGCCGCCGTCAAGAAAGGAGACAATGATGCGTATTGGGAAGCTCGCGCTCGTAAGCGTCGCGCTTAGTCTTTTAAGCGGGTGCGCTATGATGACAAAACAACTTCCGGCTCCATGCGGCGTGAATGATTACATCGATACAAACGTAGGCCAGGTGATGACCGGAGTTTCTTTACCGACCGATGAGGCCGGCAAGAAATACAACGTCGTTCTCCCTAAAAAGGGCTTCTGGATCTCTTCAGATTGCGATAACAGGTTAGGCCGATGACAAAGCGCGTGACTTTAACTCAAAGATGGCGTAAGTGGGCCTGGGGATCTGAAGGGCATCCTCCGGAACCGTTTTGGGCTTTCTCTGCCCTGGGGTGCATGGCTCTTGCGTTCTTGAGCCTTATCCTTCACCTGGGCGTCTCAAACGGTATGGTGAGCGGAATCGCCTTAATCACGATGATTTCCTTTGCCGCTCTCTGCGACGTGATCTTGGCGCTTCGGAAACAATGGTGGTGGTTTATTTATTGGACGTCTTGCGTCATAGTCGGAGTGATCCTTTTTGAGATCGCTTCTTACTTCTTCGGTGGACAACTGTGACATTAAAAGACTTCCTGGATAACCCGGAAGAGATCTTCATCGGGGCGGCCCTTCAATTCCCGCTTTATTTTATTGTGGGGTGGTGGGTCGCTCCGGTCATGCTCCTTTGCGGCGTTCTTTGGAGACTCGGCGGGACCGCCGGCGGCTCTAAACTTTTCCGACGGATCGGCGTTCCTCTCGTCGTTTGTTCGATGACTTTCTTCTCGCTCCATGATTGGCAGATATTTCTCGCGATCCCGTTCATGGTGTGGCTCTGTCCGGCCGCTTACGGGAAAGATTCCTGGCTTTACAAGTGGATCCTGGGGATCGTTAAAAACGAAAAGAAAGCGGATCTGATCGTTCGCGGGATTCTTTTCGTTTGGTATTGGTCCGCGTTCGGGATCGCTTTAATGTTCTAAAAATAAATGTTAAGTTTATTTGACAGGATCCGATAACGGGTGTAGGATTTTATCAGAAACGAAAGTAGTAAAAACCTTCGGAGGTTTCAAATGAAACTCTACAAAGTGTTTTACCGGGAAATTTGTTATCGCATGGCAACGGTCCCGGCACAAACCGCAGAAGAAGCAAAAGCCTATGTCAAAAATCCGCAAAGTAATTACGCTTCTCAACCGCGCCATTTTTTAAAACAAACAGTTTGGGCACGCAGAGATAAAGACGCGGAAAAACAATCTGTAAAAAATTGACATGAAAAAAATCCTTCGGAGGATAAAAACTTTTTGTGCCGGTGGTGGCGTTGGCTCACGCCAGGAGGCTCTCCGCCTCACTCCGAAGGTCGTCGCCATCGGCCTCTTTTTTCTTGTGTGCTCTCCCGCGTTTGCCCTCGAGGGAAAAGCATCATGGTATTCCTCAAAAGACGCTTGCAAATATAACCCAACGAAAGGATGCCCGACCGCTTCGGGTAAATCAATTTATGTGCTCGAAAAAGAAAAGATCATGTTCGCGGCTTCGTGGTCGTACCCCCTTGGGACGAAAGTGCGTGTTACAAATCGAGAAAATTCTCGATCCATCGTGGTCGAAATTTGGGATCGCGGACCGGCGAAACGACTTGCTCGAGTTATTGATCTTGGAAAAGAGGCTTTTTCAAAAATTGCACCGTTAAAATCGGGGGTGATAAATGTCTCGGCCGAAACATTATCAAGTTTATGATCGTGTAATTTGGGATGATGATTGCGAGGAGTACGTCGTGAGTCGCAAGCATGAGGGCGTTGATCTTTATGAGATCTGCAAAGTTCAAGAGTGGTACGGACTCCCGTTTGATTCAAGTCCAAAAGTGGTAACGGATATTCATGGAGGGATCCTGGCGGAAGATCTCCAGCCAGCGCCGGATCTCGATGATGATGGAGAAGAGATCGAAAACATTAACCCGGAAGATTTCAGCAAAGAGTTTTAAAATCCTACACACAAAAAAAAGGAGAACGAAATGGAAGAAGAAAAAAAACAATCGAAGGCGATGGCAACGACTCAAGGAAACTCACCGGCGGATCTGATCCGGATGGCCGTAAGCGGCGGCGCGGATCTGGAGAAGCTGGAGAAGCTGCTGCAACTGCAAGAACGCTACGAAACAAACGAAGCGAGAAAAGCCTACCACAAAGCGATGGCCGAATTTAAGGCTAACCCCCCGGAGATCAAGAAGGACAAGAAAGTATCGTTCGGAAACACGAAATACAATCACGCGTCGCTCTATAACGTGGTCGAGAAGATCACCAAAGAGCTCTCGAAATACGGACTCTCCGTTTCTTGGCAAACTCACCAGAACGGAAGCATCGGAGTAACGTGCCGGATCACTCACGTCCTGGGTCATAGCCAGGAAACGACGCTCCAGGCGCCGGCGGATACGTCCGGATCCAAGAACGCGATCCAGGCAATCGGATCCACGATCTCCTATCTCCAGCGCTACTCTCTCTTGTCGGTCCTGGGCCTCGCGGCTCATGATATGGACGACGACGGCGCGAAGGCGGAAGATCTCCCGATCACCGATCAGCAGCTCGCGGTCATTCGCGATTATCTTGTGGCCGGGAAGGTGGACGAGACGAAGTTCCTCACCTATCTCAAAGTCGAGTCTCTCGATCAGATCATGCAAAGTCAATACAGCAAAGCCGTCAAAGCTCTCGAGGCGAAAGCGAAGGTAAAAAAATGATTATCGTCGATATCCAGCAGAACACGCCGGAATGGGAGAAAGAGAAGCTAGGAAAGCCGTCCGCCTCAAACTGCTCAAAGATCATCACGAACAAAGGGGAGCCATCCAAGCAGCGCGAGGGATATCTCTATGAGCTCGCCGGTGAAGTTATTACCGGGAACAAAGAGATATCCTGGCGGAACGCTTGTACGGATCAAGGAAACGAACGGGAGCAAGAAGCGATCGATTTCTTTTCCATGCTCAAGAACAAAGAGGTCCAGAAGGTCGGCGTCGTTTACAAGGACGAGGATCGGAAGTTTCTCTGTTCTCCGGACGGGATCATCTTGAAAAAAGAGGAGGGCTTTGAATGTAAAAATCCTCTTGCAAAAACTCAAGTGAAGTATCTCCTGGACAATGTTCTCCCGGCCGATTATTTCGGGCAAGTCCAGTTTTCCCTATACGTTACGGGATTTAAGATCTGGAATTTCTTTTCGTATGTCCCCGGGATGAAGCCGTTGCTTCTCCGGGTGAAGCGCGACGAGAAGTTTCTGGAGATCCTGGACGTGGAGATAAAAAAGTTTTGCGCGGATCTTGAAGCGATCGTTTCTAAAATCAAATAGGAGGAGTTATGGTAAAAAAGTTCATTTGTGTAGGGGAGCCGTACAAGGGAAACGATGGAACGGATAAAATGTCATTCAAGAGGATCGGGGAGCTCTTCACCGGGAAGAACGGCAAGGAATACGCCAAGATCTACACGATCCCAGGACAGCTTCTCCATGTTTTCGAGGACAAACCCAAAGACGCTCCGGAGGATTTTTAATGCCTAAGATCATGGCCAAAGTGCTCGCGACGGGAGAAAAAGACGGCGAGCTTCTCGCAAAACTGAAATTTAACGGGAAGCTGCCGCCCGTCGGCGAGCTGGTGGCCGTCAAGTGGGGATCCGTCCGGACTCTTTCTCAAAACTCTCTCTATTGGCTGTTCCTCTCATGGCTAATCAATCATGGCGGCCTCAAGGATCACGGACATTTTTCCGAACAGGCGCTCCATGAGGATCTCAAGGCCCATTTCATCGCGGATAAGATCTTTGAGCGCGGAAAGTTCAAAGCGATCGAGGAGGCGACGACAACGGATCTCACTAAGTCGGATTTTGGAGAGTACGTCGATAAAGTGGACGAGTTCGTTAAAGACTTCTTTCACGTCGATACCGCTCCGTTTTGGGAGCAATACAGGAGGGATTATACATGAGCGATCCTTGTTCAAAGTGGGCTTACGATCACATCATAAAGACCGGGTACGTCGGGGAGCGCCAGGCAAAGGTGCTCGAGATCTTTACCCGGGATCCGGAGAAGGATTACACCGGAGCGGAGATCGCGGAGAATTTCAATAAGGATCGAGCTAGTGAGACGGTCCGGAACAGGATCACTGAGCTTTGTGATATGGGTTTTTTAACGAAATATGCTAGAAAGGCTTGCCCGATAACTGGAGAGCTCGTAAATACGTTTAAATGGACCGGGAGGAAGATCCCCTTCAAGGCGAAAGAGATCGATTGTAAATGTCCTAAGTGTAACGGGACGGGATGGACAAAGAAGCGCGTCCCGTTAGAACCTAACGATCATCCGGAGTTATTTTGAAAAAAAAGAGAGGTCGCTATGAAATATCTGCACGTTAAAAACTTGGATAAATATCACCCGGGGTATCAAGATCGATATTTAATTTGGTGTAAGATCCATTTTTCAATGATTTCTGGGGATCCGGATTTTGAAATGATCGACGAATTGGATCAATGGAGATTTGTAAAATTGATCATGTTGGAGCTCCAAAGTCGAGGTCCGGTCCCGTTGGATCAGAAATATCTTGAAAGGAAGGGTTTTAACTTCAAAAAACGAGCTATGTCTTTGACTTTAATGGAGTTACAGAGATTTATTGAGGTGTGTAACACTAAGGAAGAAAATGGTGTTACGCCGACGGTCGAGGTGGTGGCTATCTCTACATCTACGTCTATATCTACTCTTTTACGTAGTGATATACCAAAAACAATCGAAGAAGCTAAAGAATACTTTTTAGAGATTGGATCAACGGAGGTCGCGGCGAATAGATTTTTTGATTATTTTACTTCGATTGGGTGGATGGTTGGAAAAGGACACCGGATGAAGGATTGGAAGGCGGCATCAAGAAATTGGGTAAACCGGGACAAAGAAAAAACGGTCGGAAGCCACGCTAGGATTAAAAACAGAGCTAAGAGATTTGCAGAGGAGATCGCCCATTTATGAAAAAAGAAACATTTGTCCAAGGAGTAACAATTCTCGAGGAAACTTTTAACCGGACGCTAAACAGGATGATCGCATGGGAAATTTTAAACGATATCCAAGATGAGAAGTTTATGGGAGCTGTCCGGATTATGGTTAGGGATCTCCGGACGCTGTATCCGAACGATAACCTTGTTGCAATCGTCCGGGAATACGTTGGAGAGTTTGTGAAAAAGAGCTATCAAGATAAGATTGCTGGAGAGAAAGAGTTTCCCGCTATTGATTGGGAGCCATGCCCTCCCCCGAAAGAATGGGAAGAAATGAAGAAGAAAATAGGGGGTGGAGTATGACCAAGGACATGAGTGAGGAAAAGGATAATTGTAATGGTTGCCCGACCTGTAACGACACGCATTTAGGTTCAGCAGGATGTTTTGTTCACGGAGAGCAATACCTACAAGACAAAATTAAGTCTTTGGAATCCAGACTGTCAGCATTGAACGATGTTAAATGGGGCTTGGAATCCAGACTGAAGGAATCCGAAGAAGAAGTCTTTATCAAATGCAAGCAGAATGGAGTATTGCTTGAGAGACTTTCCCAAGCGGAGGCTGAGAACAAAGTCCTGCGAGATGAGAATGTCGCTTACAACAAGAATTATCTGAAGCTCATGGATGTTGCGGAGAAACTTTCCGAATGGGTAGAAGGATATATCGACTACCTTGGGCATGAGGACTGCGGGAATGAATGTCAGCAAGGTGAGATGAGAAAAGAAATGGAGAAACTTATTGCCGAATGGGATGGGATTAAAAAGGAGGAAAAATGATTATTCATCGGGAAAAAGGATCGAAATACGGGAACTCGGTTGTCCATGGGATCCGGGGATACACCTACCGATCGAAAGCGGAGAGGGATCATGCTCTTTGGCTCGAGGCGGAGCGCAGATCCGGACGGGTGAAGGCTTGGGAATACGAGAAAAGCTATGATCTGACGGCCGGGGATCCGTTCCCTGGGGATTCGATCAAGGCCGGGGAGCGCGTCGGGGATGGAGGGATCAAGTTAATCGGCCGGCACAAACCGGATTTTACGATAACGCTACCGGATGGACGGATCGAGGTGCATGAGGTGAAGGGCGGCCAGGCCACAAAAACAGAAGCCTGGGGGCTCCGTAAGAAGTTATTCGAGGCGAATTATCCACATATCCGATACAGAGTTTTTGAGTTCGGATCCGAAAGAAGAGCGAGGGTGATCAGATGGGATTGCTAGACGTATTCAAGAAGAAAAAGAAGCTGGAGATCCCGGAGCCGGATCCTATTGATCCGATCCCGGAAGCTCCCAAGGTGAAGAAAGATTTTTTTAAGAGGATGGTCGAATTTATCGAACCGGAAGAGAAACGAAAAATCAAACACAGGAAGAGGGGAGAACGTCATGGTTTGTCGCTCAGAGAGACGCGGAAAATGGGGGTGGCCGAGTGAAATTTACCGGGTGGGTCGCGAGACTTTTTGGAATCGCCGAAAAAAAGATCGAGAGTTCGGAGGATCTACGTTTACGGCTCCAAAAAGCTTATGCCGCGAAACGGACGATCACGAAGATCTCCGAAAGGATGAAAGCCAGGCCGGAACGGATGGCGGCCTACCAAAAGCAACGGGCGAGAGCATTGAAACGGGCCAGGATCCAGCAGCATAAAAGCATGGGCCTTGTGGACGATCAAGAATTTGGTCCGCAATATCCGCGAATGACGTTACTTGAAGCAAAGGTGAAGTTTTGAACGCGATCCAAAGAGCCAGGAAAAGCTTTCTCTTGGCGTACAGAATCGCGCCATTCAACGGGAGGAAGAAAAAATGCTCACAAAAAAAGAAGAAAACATATTTGAAAGCTTCGTCAGTTTGATCCTTTTCGTTGTAGCGCTCTCCGCGATCTTGTGGTGTATTGTGGTCTGGAGACAGGATACGGCTCAAGCCGGGGAGTACCAGGACGGATATCGGAATGGCTACGAATACAGCGAGAGCGGTATGCCGTCGCTCCCTCCGATGCCGGTGATTAACCAAACTCCGAGGACCGGAGAGGATCAGTTCGTTCGTGGGATCCTGGATGGTCGTGAGGAAAAAGAAAGCGAGGATCAAAGTGAAGATAGTGATCGTTGAAAAAGACAAGATCGAAGGATATGCCGCCGCGTGGGTGGCAAAGCGAATGTTAAAAAACGAGTGCCAGATCGTGTTCTTTGGTCCTGGGGATAAGCTTCCGGATACGACGAAACAGGATCTCTTGATCTTTGGGATATCTTTTTCCCGGAGCGTGGTCGAGAAGCTGGCGAAGCAAGCAAGCGCGGATCATTGTGAGTTCAGAATGTTCGACAATGATTTCAAAGCGAAGTCGGAGCTGGCCGGGATCAAAGAGGTAAAAGTGAACATGAATCAAACCCCGGCGCGTATGGCCTGGGAATATCTCCGCGCTGATTTTAGGGTGAAGATCGGACCGTCAAAACATGAGTTTCATTTCTCGAGCTCTCCCTGGATCATTGATTATTCGGATAACTCGCAGCTCTGGCGCTGGCCGACGCTCTCTCCGTTTTTTATAAAGACCGCGATCGATAACTGCTACAAACGGGAGCTCGAGAGCTGGGATGAGCTCGCGACCAGGGATCTCGCGGTCATTGTCGAGCAAGGCAAAGAGTTTATTAAAAACAAAAACAAGGAGGAAGAAAATGCGCCAGGAGAAACCGTCGCCGGAGAGGGAGAAGGAAATAAACCAGTTCGGAGACAAGCTGCTCGAAAAGCTAAAGCCGGGGAGTAAATTTTTAGTAACGCTCCACACGATCGAGGAAGGTCAGATCGTTCACTCCGTTCTCACAAATGAGTTTCCAAACGGGGATCTGATGATCTGTCTAAACTATCTCGAGAATGAATTTGTGAAGATCATGAAGCGATCAGCAACCGGGAATGGGAGGATGTGATGTCTCCGTTTGAAGAGCAGATGCTTAAAGCGAAGAAAGAAGGAGCTGACGTCGTGATCATTTGCTTCCCGGAGGTTCTAGGCGATGATTTTGAAACGGTCATGGAGCGTCTCGAGGTTCTTAGTAAGCATGGACTCCAGCTCGCGATAGTTCCTCCGGAAGAAAGAAGCGTCGCCATGAGGAGAAACTAATCATGCGCTGCCCCGGGTTCTTATGCGGATCGTTACGGAGCGACGTAGTGAAGACAGAGCGCCGGTCGTTATTCATTCGCCGGATCCGGAAGTGCGCGAAGTGCGGCCTCCGGTTCGCGACCGAAGAAAGAAAAAGCGAAAGGCATCCGATTAGAGATTACGCTTGCTCGCAACAAACAAGGTTTGGACCGCCATATAATATGCCTCGCCGTAAAAAATAATCCGTCTCAAAGCGTTTAAAATGAAGAAAATCGACTACTAATAGCCGATTTGATCATTTTAAGCGCTTTTCTCTTGCCAGAATATTCTCCAGCGCGTAATAATTCAAGCGTACACGTTCTTTCGATAAGTCCTTTTGCTCCTGGAGGATAGAAAAAAGTGTCGCTCAAGTCTGGTGATATTCGAAATCTTGCGATCAGAGAGAAAAAAAGCTTTAAGGTTATCGATCATTGTCTCTCCCCGAAATGCAAAGATATCGAAGTCCGAATGGAAGCCGCAAAGTTTATCCTCTCCCGTCTTTACCCAATAAAAACAGAAAGTAAAGTCGAACACTCGGGAGAGCTGACGTTAAGCCAGCTTGTCAAAGATGCTTGTAATTGACAAGCCCTCCAAGATCAAGGTCCATCAACGGATCCAGAGCTCCCCGGAATATTTCACTGAGAAGGTTTTAGGCGTAACGAATTACTGGCAAGGCCAGCGCGAGATTATGCAATCGGTGAAGGATAACCGGATTACGGTCGTCGCCTCCGGCCACGCGCTCGGTAAAGACTTCATCGCTTCATGTATCGGTCTATGGTTTTCTTATTCGTTTTGCCCCTCGAAAGTAATTCTCACCGCTCCCTCGCAGCGCCAAGTCAAAGACATTATGTGGTCGGAGCTGACAAGCCGGTACTCTCATTCTCTTGTTCCGCTCGGCGGCGATCTCCAGAGTTTGAAGCTGATCCTGGAAAATGATTGGTTCATCGAAGGTTTTACGACGAAAGAAGTGAATCAATCGGTCGGGAAGTTCCAGGGCTATCACTCTCCGAACATTCTGATCGTGATCTCGGAAGCGCAAGCGGTCGAGGAGATAATCTTTGATCAAGCGGAAGCGATCATGACGTCTCACAATTCTAAAATGCTTGTGATCGGGAATCCCATTACTCCGACCGGGCGCTTTGCGAAGATGATCAAGGATACGACTCATAATCACGTTATCGAGCTATCGTGCCTTGAAAGCCCGAACGTGATCGAAAGCCGGGAAGTGATCCCGGGTTTGTGCAGCCGGGCGTGGGTGGAAGACAAGCGCAAGAAATGGAACGCGGACGGGACCGGCAAGGATCCGCGCTGGATGGGCCGGGTGCTTGGAAAGGTTCCGACAACGAGCATTAACACCGTAATCTCGGAAGATCTCTACCGGAAATGTATCGGGAAGCAGATCATCCAGCCGGTTCGCCGGGGATCGATCGGCGTGGATCCGGCCAGGGAAGGCGACGACGACATGGTGATCTCGGTGTTTGAGAACGGGACTCTGATCGATGAGAAGTCTATACCGAAATGCGATGCGGTCGAAGGCGCTGGCGAAGTGATCGTGCTCCAGAACAAGCATTTCCCTCAAGGACAATGCGCGATCGTGTTTGATTGCGACGGGCTTGGCGGTCCGTTCTTGGACATCGCGAAGAAGATGGTCCCGGATAATCTCGAGATTAACTTTGTCGAGTTCAAAGGATCTTGCTCTGATGCCGCGATCGTGGACACTCAGTATCAGAATCTCCGGGCGCAAGCGGCGTTTCACGCTCAGAGCATGATGGATCAAGGACTCATAAGCCTAGACGATAACGAGGCGGCGATGGAGGAAGCGATCGCAGAGAAATACTTTATCAATCTCCGGGGCAAGATGCAGATCGAGGAGAAAGCGGATTTGAAGGAGCTCATCGGCCGGAGCCCGGACCGGTGGGACGCTCGGAAGCTTGGAATTTGGGGGATGCAGTTCGCGCCCGTCATTCGTCCTATTGATGCACAAACCCGGGAGAGACGTATGAGCATGGTCCCGGATCGTCATAGTTATATGGGGAGCTAATCATGGCCAAAAAGAAAAAGAAGTTATCAGAGATCAAAACTCCGGAGCTGATTGACGAACTCGCCGGGAAAAAGAAGAAGCAGCTCCTTGATGTGGGTGAGGAAGCGCCGGCAGCGAACACGAAGATCCAGGACGTCAGAGACGAGGACGAGCTTGTGGATCCGGAGACGGAGACGACCGGGATCCCAAAAGAGCATGAGAAGGACGAGGACAAAGAAGGTGAAGGCGATATCGATGATCTCCGGAAGGAGCTGGACACGCTGCTCCCGATCGCGCTCAAAGCGGACTCAAACTGGATGCTCGAAGCGAAAGAGGATATCAATTTCTGTCTCGGGGAACAATGGGACGAGCAAGACAAGAACGATCTCCGCCGGCAGAATAGACCGGTCATGGTGTTCAACAAGATCAAGCCATTGATCCAGCTTGTAACCGGGCATTTGATCCAGACTAAGGCCAGGATCCAGGCGTTCCCGGAAGGCGGCGAGGATCAGACGTTTACCGAAGTGATGGACAAAGCGATCGATCATATCGAAAAGGTATCCCATCTTAATTTTAAGATGAGTTATCTCTTCTCCGGTGGAGAGAAGGCCGGGAAGAATTGGCTCGAGTTCAATCTGGATTACGATGACGATCCGATCTTCGGACAGCTCCGGATCCCGAATCTCGGGCCGTTCAAAGTGTTTATGGATCCCCAGGGAGTAGAGTACGATCTGAGCGATTGCGGTTTCGGGTTCAAGGTCCAGAAGATCACGAAGTCCCGGCTCAAGCAGCTTTACCCGGACAAGGAAGAAGAAATTGATCGAGACGTTGATAATTCTCTGAATACGATGGTAACAAACAGCCAGCAAGTCCCGTCCGGGGACGAGTCCGATTACGGGAACAGCCCGATCGTTCCCAGGGGCGGTCAGACAACGGACGCGAATGACGAGATCACCGGAGATAACAAAGCGGTTACGGTGGTCGAGTATTGGAAAAAGAAATACATCGATCGCTGGTTCGTGTATTTCGTGGAGGATGGCGCGGTCGAGGAGTTCGACAGCGAGCCGGAAGCGCTCGCGGAAGTAGCCAGGCGCCAGAAGAACAGGCACGACAAGCTCATGCAAGAGCATACCGCGAAGGTGAATAAGATCCAGGCGGTCAAGTCGATGGTCAAGGATATCGCGCCGCACGTCGCGACTCCTCCTCCGGTGGATGACGTTCAGATCCCGGAAGCGCCTCTACCGCCAAAGGTCGAGTACGCGATGCGCAAGCGCAAGGTCGCGAAGATGCAAGTCTCGGTGTGGGCCGGTCAATGCTGTTTAACGGACGGGATGCAGGACAGTCCTTTCGAGCCGTATTACTCTGGTTATCCGTTCTTCCGGTACATCGCGGAATGGAGTCCGGAAGCGGAGAAGCCGGAGCTTCGGTTCATGAGCCTGGTCCGGAGTCTCAAGGATCCGCAGCGAGAGAAGAACAAAGCGCGGAGTCAGTTCTTGCATATGCTCAACACGTCCGCCAATAGCGGATGGATCGGGGACGATGATGCGCTCTCCCCGGCGCAGAAGGACGAGCTCAAGGAGTTTGGCGCGGTCCCTGGGATCACGATCTGGAAGAAGAAAGGATCCGCTCTTGATAGGATCCATCCCATTGAGCCCAGCGCGGCCATGCTCACCCGTGAGAAAGCGGCGAATGACGATTTTAAAGAAGTCTCCGGAATCAATTCTGATTTACTGGCGATGGACTCAAACGAGAATCCAAGCGGAAAAGCGATCGCGTTACGGATCCGGCAAGCGATCACGATCTTGCAACCCAGCTTAGAAAACTTCCGGTATACGAAGATCTTAATCGGCAAGTTTCTTTTCTCGATCATCCCGACGCTCTTTGACAGCGCGAAGCTCGAGAAAGTCTTGGGTGAGAAATATATGCAAGAATCGAAGCTCGACCGCGCCAGACTCGATGCTTATCTCACGATGATCCATGACGGGAAGTACCACGTCAATATCAACGAAGCTGGTGCGCCGGATACGCTCCGCGAGGAGACGTTTGAGGATCTCATGCAGCTCGCGCAGCATGGAGTCTCTATGCCTCCGGATCTGTTTATCGAGTTTATGAATATGCCAAACAAGTCTCAGATCTTGAACAAGGTGAAGGAATGGACTCAAGCTCAAGCGCAGATGACGTTGGCGACGAAAGGGAAGCAGAAACTCGGGCGCTCAAGATAATCTGTCCCGACGAGATTTGCTATGAGGTTTGCGGTCCTCTTGGCGAAGTCGAGGAGGATATCGAAGAAGCGGACGAGGGAGAGGAAGAAGAATAACTCTACCGGGGAGATCCTTCCCGGAGAGATACACGCCTTAACCGGCGAGAACAAAAGGAGAAAATTATGGCGGACATTGAAGCAAGTCTAGAGAAACTGGAAGGAAAGATCGATAGCGGAGAGAAGCTCACTCCCGAAGAGGAGAAGCTTCTCAACGAATCTCCCCAAGAGAACAGCGAAGCGAAGGCTGGGGATGAAGAAGTCGATCCGGAAAAAGTTACCGTCGAGAAGATCGACGAAGAGAAGCCGTCGGATACCCCCGACGAAAAGGACGAGGAATCATCGACCTCGAAGAAAAAAACGGATGAGGACGCGGCAGCCGAAGAAGCCGAGAGAAAGAAGCTCATCGAAGAGGACGCGGAGAAGCCGCTCGATGAAGTTGATTTAAAAGATTATTCTCCGATCGAACGCGGTCTGTTTTTCGAGCTCAGAGCCGAGAGAAAGAAACGGCAGCAAGCGCAGACCGAAACGGATACGCTCAAGTTTGAACGGGCGAAGAACGAAGCGAGACGTCAGATCGAGGCGGAGAACGCAGCGGCGAAAGCGAAAGCGGAAGCCGAGAAGGAACAGGATCCGTTTGAAGGAGTGGAGGACGACGATCTTCTTACGGCCGGGCAGCTCAAGAAGCTCATGGCCGGGCAGAAGAAAGAAGCTCCAAAGACAGCGCCGGAGGAACAAGCCCGGGCGAATAAGCTGCTCCTAGAAAACTGGACCTTAAAAGCGCAGATGAAACTTCCGGACGTAGATCTTCAAGAAGTAACGAAGCTCGCCGACGAGGTTCTTATGCGGAACGGGGTGAGAGACTCCGATGCTGCCTCAGAAGTGGATGATGTTGTCGCAAAGGGTGGGAATCCATTAATCGCGACGTATAACTTTTTACGCGCTCATCCCAAGTTCGGGCCGATGCTCGAGAAGCGTTTGGCCAAAGAAGGGGACGAGGACGGTGAGAAGGCGAAAGAGGATGATGCCCGGACAAACAAAGACCGAGCGAAACGAATCGAAGCAAACAAGAAAAAACCAGTTACGACCGGATCGGGTGGTGGCGCTCCTCCAAGTGGGGAGTATACCGTCCAGGAGCTTCTGAATATGTCGGAGGATCAGTTTGCAAAGCTTCCGAAATCTCAGAGAGATAGGATCCTGGAAAACTTCGGTTAGGTCGTAGCGCAAATTCCTTTTTGAAAGGGGTAACTTACAATGGCAAACACAACGAGTATTGCAAGTTTAAGAGCAAAACTCTGGTACAAGGAGCTATTCGCCGACGTCCAGACGATGCTTTTCATGAAACGGTTTATGGGCGAAGGCGCCAATAACCCGATTCAAGTTGTCCGGGATCTCCAGAAGCAAGCCGGGAATTACATCGAGTTCGGTCTTTCGACAAAGCTCTCCGGGGATGGTGTTACCGGGGATGATGAGCTCGAAGGGAACGAGGAAGAGATTCTCACCTATCAGAACGAGCTAGCAATCGATCAGCTCCGTCATGCGGTTCGTCTCAAAGGCCGTATGGATGAGAAGAAGGTGGCGTACAAGATGCGGAAAGACGCCAAGGAAAAACTCAAGATCTGGTGGGCGGAACGTATCGACCGCGAAATCCTCTGGAAACTGAGCGGCGCGACGGCGAAGACTTTCGCGAACACGCCGACCGCTCCTTCCTCCAATCGATCGATATGGGCCGGGAACGCCGGGGCCGACAATTCCTTGACCGCTTCAATGATCATGGATACGAAGTGCCTCGACGCCGCGAAGGAGCTCGCTTTAACCAGCACTCCGAAAGTCCGTCCGATCAAGATGGAGAACAGCCAGGAAACGGGCGAGTCGAAATACATCTGTATCATGCACCCGTATCAATTCTCCGCTCTCCGCAAGGATCCGGTGTATGCTCAGATCCAGCGTGAAGCGAATGTGCGCGGAAGTTCAAATCCGCTCATGAGCGGCGCCGTTGCCGAATACAACGGGATCATCATCTACCAGCATGAGCTGGCGTACACCTTCACGAACACCGGTACCGTAGCTGTTGGCCGCGCTCTTTTGATGGGCCAGCAAGCCGGTATTTTTGGCGTTGGCGAAGATGAACGCTGGACCGAAGAAGAGAAGGATTATAAGAATAAGTGGGGAATCGCCGCTGGTCGTATTTTCGGCGTGATCAAACCCGTCTTCAATTCCGAAGACTACGGGATCATCACTATCGCAACGGCCGCAGCGAAAGCAACGACCGCCTAATAACCCGGGATCTTAGATAACGCCGGGAGGTAAATGGCCTCCCGGCTTCTAACCCGAAAAAGAAAGGGATAATCACATGGGAGTTCTTACAGCAGCAAGTGGTGGACTTACAACGGAGCTCGCCGGGGATAAGAAACTGTTTCTCCGGAAAGTAACACTCGCAACGGCTTCGGACACGCTCACGCTTGTCCGGGCGACGGATGGTTTAACGACCATTCTTCAAGTGTTCGCACAGATCAAGACCGGAGGCGGCGCAAATTTCGCGACCGTCAATGTTACTTTTTCCGGTCTTGTGATCACGATCGTATCGCTCAACGCGGCCGGAGCATCGGCCTCGAGCTGGGGCGACGTTGATCTTCTGATCATCGGGTACTAAGCCCAAAACCAGAGACGCCGGGGATCTAACGGTCCCCGGTATCTCCCATACAAAAAGGGAGAGGGCCTATGACTATCAACAGATCAAATTCAATCGCGCAGATCCGATCAAAAGGGATCACGCAAGCGGATCTTCTGTATATCGTAAGCGCCATGACTAACAGTTTCAATTTCGTTTGCTCGAAATTGGACGCGGAAGGTCTTGGCTATACGAATTACTGGAGTCTGTATTACATCGAGAATGAGATCGATGAAACCAAAGGACCGGACGATGTGAACGAACGGAACATCTACGGGGCCGGGTATTGGTGGGCGGATCTTTACACTCAGCTCCGAGCCTTGTTCGTAAACTTCAACGCTCTTTGCGAACATCTTGCGGCGGATACTACTGTAAACGGGACGACCGTTTACACCGCAAGGGAAATATCCACGACAGACAGCAAAGGAAGAGCGGTCGGGGAATACGGATCGCAGATCCAGCAAAACGGCCATACTCAAATGGCGCTCGTTGATTTTCTCGATCTTTGGATCGATATGTTCAACGCTGTATTGTATGAGCTGGATCACGATAGCGGCATAACCGGGACGGATTATCGTTCCGCGTTTGCTGTAACGGATATCATCGCAACCGTATCGAGCTCGAGCTCATCTTCATCGAGTTCAAGTTCGAGTAAGTCGTCCTCAAGCTCCTCGAGTTCAAGTTCAAGCTCCAGCTCTTCCTCAAGTTCCTCGAGCTCATCCAGTTCGAGTTCCTCTTCGAGCAAGAGTTCTTCAAGCAGCTCCTCTTCGTCGAGCAGCTCAAGCTCCAGCAGCTCAAAGAGTTCTTCTTCTTCGAGCAGTTCATCGAGTTCGAGCAGTTCTTCGTCTTCGAGCAGTTCCAGTTCTTCGAGCTCAAGCTCTTCGAGTTCGAGCTCCAGCAGCAGTTCCAGAAGCTCCTCAAGTTCTAGCGTGTCCAGCAGCTCATCCTCGAGTTCGAGCAATTCTTCGAGCTCCTCAAGCAGCTCTAGCAGCAGCTCAAGTTCTTCGAGCAGCTCGTCTAGCGCCAGCGCATAGGAGGATCTATGGCTACTAGACCGCAAGGAGTGAAGTTCTGGAAGGGAACCGGAGCCGGTGGGACAGTAATGACCGGGCTAGGAAATCTCTATTCGATCCAAATTTCCTATGCCGGAGTAACGGCCGGGAATAGGGTCGTGATCCTGGACGGAGTAAAACCGATCTATGAGTTCATCTTGGCAGAAGCGGCAAACTCGAATGTCTCCCCGGTGCTTCCATCGGTCGGGATCCAGTTTGAGACGTCTCTTGTTGTTTCTTATGCCGGAGCCGGTGAACTTGATATCTCGATCGGGTACGACGGGAACGGGTAACGCTATGGCGAAGAAAAAGAAGAAAGGCAAAAAGGGAACGATGTCAAATCCTCTCGATGCTAAGTATCATTTCGCTAAGCTGGTCCGTCCTCCAAAGTAGTTAATCGGGATGGAGTACCTCACTTTGTGGGGTACTCCTCCCATAACCTCACACATATAAAAAGGGGTGAATGAAATGGAACATGATCTGTTCAAAGCGAAGACGCTCGAAGACGGGATCCATAACACCGTCGGGAATTGTAACGGGATCCCGGCGCATGAACGCTGGGAAAAAGAAACTCCTGTCTTTGTCAGAGAAATACGCGAGCTTTATAATTCGCAGCCAGGGTTTACGATCCTGGACTACGGAACCGGCGTCGGAAGATTAGCAAAAGAGTTCATCAAACAGGATCCGAACGTAACGGTTATTGGCCTGGACGCTTCCTCGGATCAGCTCAAGATCGCGAAGGAATACGTCAATGACAGCCGGTTTATTCCGGTCCTTCCTCACCAGCTTAATCAAAAGGTGGATCTTGTATACTGCATCTATTGTCTCCAGCACGTCCCCGGGATCGAGCTCAGAGATGTTCTATCTCGGATTCATACCTTTCTCAAGCCCGGCGGATTACTCGTATACTGCTCGAGCGATTACCGTATGGCTATACGCTTCGATGGCCAGGGATTCTTTGACGATCGTTTCCTGGGAGTGAATATCCGGGAAGAGATCTCCAGACTTTTCAAGGAGGAGAAGGATCTCTTTGAACGGACGACCGGACTCGAGCCCGTCGTCGAAAAAATGGTTTGGGGCGAGCTCCCTCATCCGGCAAAGGTTTACTCGAGGAGAGAGATCTCCGGACCTTTGTTTAATGCTCCGATTCCAAAGGAAGAAGCGGCGTCAGTTCCAGCGCTTCCTACCGGATACGCTCCAATCGCTCGAAGGCTTGTCCTCAGAAACCGACTCGCCCCAGGAGATATCCTTGTGATGAGCGTCGCGATCCGGGCTCTTTACAAAGCGCATGGAGACAAGTTCATGATCGACGTGGAGACTCCATGCGACGATATCTTTTTAAATAATCCGTACCTCACGAAGTTCGATCACATCGGAGCAGACGTCCAAGTGATCGATATGCAATATCCGGAGGTCCATAAATCCGGCGCGAGCGGCCGTCATTTCACAGACGGACACCGAAAGTTTCTTGAACAGGTCCTAGACCTCGAGATCCCTCGCGTCGGGTTGCTTCCAGATATTTTCCTCACTCAAGACGAGAAGCTCTGGCCGTCTCCGGTCCTAAAGCATACCGGCCATGACGGGAAATATTGGGTGATCAATGCCGGGACGAAATCGGATTACACTCTGAAACAATATCATCGATGGCAAGAAGTGGCGGATCTTTGGGCCAAGACTTTCCCGGGTATTCAGCTCGTTCAGATCGGACAGGCCGAACACAATCATAAACCATTGAGCGGCGCCATAGATCTACGAGGGAAAACTAGTACCCGGGAATTATTTAGAACGATCCATCACGCGGAGGGAGTGTTGACGTGTGTAAGTTACCCGATGCACATCGCGGCCGCGCTCGAGAAACCTTGTGTGGTGGTAGCCGGTGGCCGGGAAGGAACGCGCTGGGAGCTTTACCCGTCTCATCGTTTCCTCTATACAAACGGGACAATGGATTGCGCTTTGTATGACGGCTGCTGGAAATCGAAGACGGAAGATTGCTTGCATCTTGTGAATGGAAATCCTCTCTGCATGGATCTGATCCGTCCGGAGGATATCGTCCGGGCGGCGGAGTTATATTACAAGGGAGGGCTTCTTCATGCCTAACGTACTCATGCAAGCGGTGATCTTTAACACGCTCCGGATCTTGAAGAGAGAAAACCCTGGGGATTGTTACTACGAGAATTATCTCGGGCATCTTCAACGGAACGGCGAGAATTTCTATGATCAGTATATGCTCGCCTGGGAGATCGGCTGCACGAAACACCCAGCCCGGATCCTGGAGATTGGGACCAGGACCGGTCTTTCTCTTTGCCAGTTACTTAGCTCGTTCGTGGATCAATCGAAGATCGTGAAGGTGGTTTGCATCGATCCATTCGCGGATCCGTACACGTCGGCGGAGCTGGTGAAGAAAAACTTGAGAGCGTTGAATCTTCCGGTGGAGAAGGTCGAGTTTCTTGTCGGATATTCCCAGGACTTTCTTCCGAAGATGGTTTACCTGGACAAGGATCTATTTGATTACATTCTTGTCGATGGCGATCATTCCAAGAAAGCGGCTCGGGAGGATCTCGAGTCTGTTCATAATCTTGTGGCTCCTGGCGGAGTGATCGTGTTCGACGACGTTTCTGACGCTCCCGGAGAGTGCGCTCTGATCGATGTGTGGACTCAGTTCAAGGCGGAGCATGAGACGGATTACGAATGGCATTTAAATATGTCCGGGAAGGGGGTCGCATGGGCGATCAGAAAATAATCTATCCCGTCGGCGATAGCCACGCCTGGCATTGTTGGCTCAAGATCCCGGAGGCCTCGACCTACACCGTCGGGCCGATGACTCTTTATCATTTTGGGCTTTATAAACCGGTCGTTACCGATTTGATCCCGAAAGATAAGATCGTCGTGTTTTGTTGGGGAGAGATTGATTGTCGGTGCCATGTTTATATGCATCTCCCGTCGATTCCTTGTATCAATAATCTAGTGAAGAATTACCGGGAAGCGATCAAAGTCAATACGATCGGCCGGGATCCTGGGAAGGTTTGGGTCTATAACGTCGTCCCCCCGGCGAAGGAGCATCCTCTTGATAATCCAGGATTTCCTTTTCTTGGTACTGGAGAGGAGCGCCTGTCTTACGCTCAATACATGAATGAGACGCTATCAAGAATGTGCCATGTCGAGGGGTGGACGTTTGTGGACGTCTATAAATTTTACTCGGATAAAGAAGGGTTCTTGATCCCAGGAATGTCGGACGATCAAGTTCACGTCTCGGATCCAAAACCTTTACAGGAGTTTGTCAATGCTCACACATGAGAGAGATATAGAATATTTCGGGGAATATCCGGCTCCGATCATGCAAGCGGTCCAGGAGCTTCATCACACGAATATCAATAGCACGATCTCTTTCTTTGGACCGATGATGTATTTCTTGCTCAGGGATATTGGCGCGGAGCAAGTGCTCGAGATCGGACACGCGGAAGGATACACCGCGCATTATCTTGCGAACGCGGTGAAAGACAACGCCACTCGCTTCGGGATGAAGGGGAATAAGTATTACGGGATCGATATCGTTCAGACGGAGAAAGTTCGGGATGCGCTTCTCGCTAAAAATCTCCCGGTCGATATCCGGAATCTGGACTCGATGAAACTCTCGAAGGATACCTTTCCCGATGTTCAGTTCGACGTGATATTTCAAGACGGATGCCATGATACGGAGCACGTCCTCCAGGAGTTCAGAACGATGTGGCCGCAACTCAAAGGCGAAGGAAAAGGATACTGGATCGCTCATGACGTGTTCGGGCCTAGTGAGGACGGGATGAAGAAGATCAAGATCATGCTCGATGAGGGAGCCTACAGGGGTGAATACCTCCGCATTTTTTCTTGTTACGGTCTTATGATCATCCGGAAGATGGACGGATGGGACGAGTCAAAACTTCATTGGGTGAATCCATGAATTGCGAGGTTTGTAAAAGAGATCAAGGCCCGGACGGGACGGCTCCTCTAATTGTATTGGGAAAAACGTATAATCTTTGTCCGTTCGATCAGCTCGAGATCGAGAGATTTATCCAGATGCGGAAGGCCGGGGAAGCGGTAAATATAAACTGGGGTGGCGGTAAACTTGCTCCTGGTTGCTGGGAGGGGATCCGAAAAATTATCCGGGAGAACGGGATCAAAGAGGTTTTAGAGTTCGGGGCCGGTCTTTCCAGCGAGTTATTCGTCAATGAAGGGCTCGGTCTGGTTAGTTTTGACGTTCTTGACTTTCATATCGCGATGCTTAAAAGATGCCTGGCTGGGAAAGCGGATCTTTACGCTTACGAATACGGAGTCCCTCCTCCGGTGAAGGAGCTTTATCCAGGGAGGAAATGGGAGTTCGTGTTTGTGGACGGTCCTCAAGAGAGATCCAGGGAAGTACGGACCGCGATGGAAGTCTCGAGCAAATTCATTTATCTCCATGATCCCAACATGGGGGAAGAGTCCTTTTTTCCAAACGAGGAGTGGGAAGCCCTCGATCTCAAACTCTTTAAAAAGAGAGGAACATAATGGACGTTTTTAATCATCACACTCAAGTCATTGATTTACTTCAAAAGCATTTCGGAGATCAGAAGATCACCGGGATCGAGATCGGAACGCAAGGCGGAGGACTCACGAAAGGGATCCTTTTGAATTGTCCGAACGTCTCAAAACTTTATACGGTGGATCCCTGGAATCATCGGGAAGGGAATCTGTTCGAGGCCGGGCATCCCCAGGAAGAGCACGACACCGTTAAAGGGTGGGCGTATACGGCTTTGGCGGAGTACGGGGATCGCGTAGAGATCATGCCGATTACAAGCGACGAAGCATTTACGAAGATCCAGGGACCGGTGGATTTCGTATGGATCGACGGGGATCATACCGTCGAGGCCGTCGAACGCGATATCTTAAACGGACTCAGAATGGTCGGGCCTGGTGGGATCCTAGGTGGCCACGATCACAATACTGTCCTTGAAGCGATTAAGAAGACGTTGACTTATCGTACCGTTTTTGAAGGGGAAGACCAAACGTGGTGGGTGTTCCTGTGAAAAACTACGCGATCGTCGTCTCGGCTTGCAAGAAATATGTTCCAGAATTGACAGCGCTTCTTAATTCTCTGGAGAGGATCGGGAACGTCCATGACGTTCATATCAACGGTTTCAATCTTCCTTTTGAGTTTGTGGCCCAGCTCGATAATCTTTCCTATTCTGTTTTCCATCATCCGATTTCTGAGGCGGACGCTAGAGAGTTCGGCGGAGAGTCGGAGATCCTATGCCGGAAACGGTACTGGTTCGCGGCGGAGTGGGGCCAGTTCTACGACTCGGTTTGTGTTCTTGACGCGGATATGATCGTCGTCCGAAACATGGACGCGTTCTTCCGGATAGCGGAGCATGGGACGATCCTCGGTGTAACGCTCGAGCAAAAGACTACCTACGGAACGGACGAGCAAGGCCACGATCATCAGCGCTGTCTCGGGGAGCATATGGTCAAGACTCCGACTTGGAACACAAAAGATATGTGCTGTACCCCGATGTTCATCAATGCAAAGACCTACGAATCGCAACTCAAGAAAGCCTGGCAGATCTTCACGGAAGGATACCCGGTTAATAACTTCAAAGCTCCGGATCAGCAAGCGTTCAATATGATCCTGGTTGCGGAAGATCTCACGAAAAACGTGGTGCTGCTCCCGAATATGTGCTGGGTCGGATCAAACGAGAAGCTCCTAAAGCCTTACACCAGGGTCACGACTCAATCGGACGGACTTCTTTGGACCGAGAGCGGGGAGCCGATCTATATTTTTCATGGACGGTATTACACGAAAAAATGGCGGAATCAGCAGCTTCTTAATCGCCACGGATGCGCTCAAGGATATCTGAAAGCTACGGAATGTTGCGACGCGATCGCGGAAGGTGCGATGAATTGTCTCTACGAGTTTTTTAAAAAATGCCTGGAAGGTCCGATAGTCGTCGATACGACGATCGAGTATACGACTGACGGGCTCCCGGATCACACCTACGCCGATCTCGGAAAAGAGGTTGTATGAGTTTTTTGACGGAAGCTAAGAACGGAATGAAGCTCGCGGAACACCTGGACACAGGGAAATTCAAGAGCGTATTGATCCCGTTTTGGCATGGAGTGGGGGACGTTGTGATGGTGCTGCCTATTGTGAAGCGTCTTAGAGAATTATATCCGGCTATCGAGTTCAAACTCGGGCTCTGCAAAGGACTTGATCAGGAAACCTTTGTCCCGGACGCCATACTTCTCGAAGGAGACTGGCGAGAGAAGGCGCTCACTTTAGGATTCGATCTTGTGTTCCCGGTGAATTTCCCGATTGAAAGGATGGATGATCTCACGAAGACGAAAGCGGAGGTTTGTTGCGAGGAAGAGATCGGGATCCCGCCGGTGTGTGGTCACTTGCCGTTATCGGGGAAGCGTCTGGTCGGCGTTTGTTTTCAATGCACGTCGGTCCCATGGGTAGCGAACGCGGACGAGGAAGTAGCTCAAAAGATCTGGAACGATATCAAGGAGGCCGGCTATGTTCCTATTGAAACTCAGTTTATTCATTGTTTCGCTAATCCTGACAATAAGATTTTTTCCTTTATTGATGCTCATCTTCGCGGTTGCCCCGCGAGGATTGAAACGCTCATGGCTATTCTTGGGCGGTGCGATTCTTTTGTTGGGACTGTCGGTGGCAACTTTCATATGGCTTTGTCCATCCTTGGTCCAGATCGCGTTATGCTGCTTGAAAAAGACCTGAAGCGAGAGCATTTCACGAAAGAGAAGATCGCGACGGCAAATTTGAAAGATTATCAAGGTGAAGTAAAAAAATGGCTCATTGAGGTTTTAAAATAATGGGTGAAGCAACTGGCGGGACAATAACTCACGCGAACGGGAAAACGATCCACACGTTTAAACTTGGGGATTCCGGGACAAACTTTGTCGTTCCTGCCGGAGGATTAACCGTTCGTTCTCTTGTTGTCGCAGGAGGAGGCGGTGGTGGATCTTATTATATTGGTTCTGGAGGAGGAGGTGGTGGAGTGGTTTCCACGGCCTCAACCGCAGTTGCCGAAGGAAGTTATGCCGTAACGGTTGGTGATGGAGGTTCTGGTGGATCTCCTCAAAATGCAGGATCGAAAGGTAGCGACTCAAAAATAAACTTTACCTCGGCAATTACTGCAACTGGAGGAGGATACGGAGCTTGCGCTAGTGTCGCTCCGGGTAACGGAGGGTGTGGAGGCGGTGCGGTATACACCGCTGCAACCACTGTTGGAACTGGTAGTCAAGGATATAACGGTGGCCAAGCTTATGCCGGTGGAGGAGGCTATGGAGCAGGTGGAGGCGGTGGAGCAGGAGGTCTTGGTGGAAATGGTTCCTCTACGAATGGGGGAACCGGTGGAGCCGGATTTGCTTCTAACATTTCTACTGGTGGAGGCTCTTCCGTAAACTATGCAGGAGGAGGTGGCGGTGCTGCTTATGCTGCAACGGCAGGAACTGGTACGGATGGAGGTGGAAACGGAGCTAGCACTTCTCCTGCAAATGCAACGGCAGGTGCGTCCGATACTGGTGGAGGCGGTGGAGGTTCAGAAAGAAGCGGTACTGGAATAGGCGGCAAGGGAGGCTCCGGGATTGTAATTATTTCGTATGATACTCCATCCAGCTCTTCAAGCTCGAGTAGCAGTTCAAGTTCGTCCTCCTCTTCTTCAAAATCTTCAAGCAGCTCCAGTTCAAGTAGTTCGTCCCTGAGTTCATCGTCATCGTCGAGTTCGAAAAGTTCATCGAGTTCATCGTCATCGTCGAGTTCGAAAAGTTCATCGAGTTCATCGTCATCGTCATCGTCGAGTTCGAAAAGTTCATCGAGTTCCAGTTCAAGCTCGAGTTTGTCATCCTCAAGTTCCAGCAGTTCCTCAAGCCGAAGCTCGAGTTCAAGTTCGAGCAGCAGTTCCTTGTCCTCATCTTCGAGTTCTTCGTCAAGTTCATCGAGTTCCAGTTCAAGCTCGAGTTTGTCATCCTCAAGTTCCAGCAGTTCCTCAAGCCGAAGCTCGAGTTCAAGTTCGAGCAGCAGTTCCTTGTCCTCATCTTCGAGTTCTTCGTCAAGT